AAATTTAGTGGAGGATATCGGAGTCGAACCGATGACCTCCTGCGTGCAAGGCAGGCGCTCTAGCCAGCTGAGCTAATCCCCCATGAGTTTACTTCTCTTCAGAAGCTCCTTCCTCTAATAGCTCATTAATAGAATTTACTAAATTTTCAGCTAATTTATCTAATGCCTCGTCTTCTGATTTACTTTGATAAATTCTAAAAAATCCATATGAGTTTACTATTTGTGCAAGGTCTAATCCTTTTTCTTTTTTAGCGGTTTTAATAGCAAGTAATTCTTTGTTGTCATTATCTATTGCTAAATAAACTTTAGTACTATTATCTAATTTTTCTGATATTTTTTCAATTAAAATATCTAAAATATGTATTGGCTCTTCCATATTAATTATATGTTATGTTTTAGATTTGTTTATATATCTTTTTAATATTCTTCACCGTATAAGCCGTTCTTAATATCCTTTTCTTCTTGAGTTTCAAACTGATCCATCTCCCATACACAGTGCCCGTGTAGATCTTCTAGTTTTTGATCAGTTAACATGTCAATTTTAGCCTTATCAATGTCTTCTCCAACATGCTCATAATAGTCGTAAATTTCTACAAGCATCAATGCTCTTTTATTTAAGTCTGTTAATAATTTATTTGTCTTTCTATCGTTTGTTTGATTATTCATTTTATTTTATTTTTTCTGCGATTAATGTTTTACCTCTACGGATTCTGTTTTTAACTGTTTGTAAATTGACTTTATGTTTTGCTGAAATGTCTTCATATTTCATACCTTTTAAAAGTCTATCTTCCATGATTTCTTTGTACATTGGCTTAAGATTTACAATTGCTCTAAGCGCACTTTCATATTTTTGCATAAGCTCTTGATCTTCTTCAATATGATCATTTTCGGTTTTTTGTTCGTATTCCATTAAGAGTCCATTTGCAGAACCATTAATAATACCATCATCACCTACTTGCACACCGAATTCTCTTAATTGATCGAGCGATGATTTTTTATTTCTTTCTTTAATGTAACCTAAAGACTCGTTATATGCGATCTTATATAACCATGTTGTAATTTGCCATTCTGGCTTATATTGATCGATTTTAGTCCAAAGTTTAATTAGCACATTTGAAGTTAAGTCATTTGCAATGCTATTATCTTTTACTATTTTATAAATATAAGTTTTAAGACCTGGTTTTACTCTTTTGTAGATTGCATTATAGTCTTTTTCTGACCTAGATGCTACGAAGTTTTCTGCTAATTCTCTGTAAGTGATTTTTGTTTTTGGCATATTTATTGTTTTTTACGTTTTTTATTTATGATACTAATATAACTATAATTTTTGACCCGTGAAAATTTTTGGGCACTTTTTTTCAAAAGTTATGAACAATTTAATGTTCTCTATCCCATTGTTCATTTTCGGCTGCGATTGAACACAACATTAAGAACTCATCTTTAAGTTCTGCTAAAGACCATTCGGAATAGTTAATTCCTCTAGGTCTAATTCCATGTGCGTCTTTATAGGCGTCGCTCATTACCTGTAAAAATTCTTTTTTAGTCCAAGTTTCAATTATGTCGTCTGTCATGTTTAAGTTTTAATTATAATACTAATATAACTATAATCTTTGACCCGTGAAAACTTTTAGGCACTTTTTTTCCTAAAAGTTATGAACAATTATTTTTTAAAAATTCTTATTAAATCAAGGACGGTATTGCCCACGATAGAAATTAGTAGCACCATCCCTAGAAAGTGCCATATTGATTGAAATGTGAATTCGAAAAATGTCATCATGTTATTTCTTCTAATAAATTTATAAGAGAATTAATATCCTGTGGCTTAAAGTTACATTGATCAGTACTACAATTTATCATTCTCTTTTTAGGTACTGTTTTGTATTTACGAGTTGGATAGCCTATAACTCCATAATACTTCTTACCTTTTTTAGGCCATTCTTGCATAGGCCAATAATTTAAACATATTTTTAAAGCATCTATTGTAAAATATGGATCTATTAATTTTACATTTTTAGGTAAATTGCCTTTATTATAAAGGTCTGTTAAAGGTTGGTCATTTTCTCCTAAAATAAAAAATATAACTTTACCTTTAAGTTGTAATAATGCATCGTATGCTGTTTTAGGATCCCATGCAAAATTACCAAGGTGATAAACTACATCTTCATTAGTGACTATTTCATTCCAATTTTTAATTAAATCAGAAGTCATCTTATCAACACTAATATAAGGGCGCTTCCATTTTCCAATGGCTGATTGGCGCCCTAATTGCATATTACCTGTTATAAATGTTTTACCCATTAAGCTACTGTAAATTTAATATTGTATCTATTCCAAAGATCCGTCATTAATTGAGCTTCTTTCGTGCCTGTTTGAGAATTCTTGATTCTTTGGTCTTTTGATGTATCAATAAAAAGATACATTACAAAATCATAACTTGTTGAATAAACAAGGCTTTGTCCAATTCCACTTCTTAAACTATTTCCACTATCCCCTCTTCTAAACTCAATTGCTATATTCATACCGTTCATTTCTAATACCATGTCTGGTCTATTTAATGTTCCCATAAATAAGGTATGGTGTACAGTAGTGTTAACATCACCTTCCCATTTTAAGTTTTTCTTTACCTTTACCTTTGCCTTCTCAGCAGTAATATCAGTATTTTCAACTAAATATTGAGTTAGTGATTGTACAAGGTGAGGATAAACAAATTGTTTAATTTGATCTTCAGTCTTGTTTTTATAATCAATTGTATTAAATATGTCATCTTGTGTAATAGCTTCAGAAATTAATTCCATGAAGTCTAATCTCTTTTGACTTTTAACCTTTTGTCTCATTTGCAGTTTCTAAAGTAGGTTCAACTTCTTCCGTATTTTCGATTGAAGAAATGTTAGTGTCAAGATCTCTTAATCTAACATGCATTTCTGAAATTTCTTTATTAGACTCAGTAAGTTCATTCATTGCATTAGTTACTGACTCACCTACTAATGTAAGCATTTTTACAAATTTTCTTGCGTTTTCAACGCCAGTTCCATTTACATTTAATAATGCTTGGTAGAGACCATTTAACTCATAAGCCTTAAGCTCTAAAGTTACCTTATAATCATCTCCTGCTGTTTCCATTTCTTTTTTAATTCTACTTCTTTCTGCTTTTAACCTATCAAATAAAGTTACAACAATAGCTGCATTCTTAGTTTCCCAAGTATATCCTTTATTTAAATGGTCTTGAATTGTTTTAATCATTGTTACGTCTTCAACTTCTACATTAAAAATCTTAGCCGCATTTTCTTTAGCAAGCTCAGTAACTTTACCTTCAAGTTCTGTTCTTTCTGCTTTTAAATCTTCTAAATTTGTCATTATTTGTTTGTTTTAAAATTACTATTTATATATCCTAAAATTCTGGATTAGTCACTCGTAGATCATACTCTTCGAATTCGTTAAATTGCTTCATATCCTCAATCTCTCTTGACATTGGATGGTAAGCTTTATCATCTCTCAAGATTAATCTAGTTAACCTTGTAGTAGGGTTAATATCTAAGTAAATTATTAGACATTCTTTTTTAATATCTTCTGGTAATAACTTAAGACCATCAGGTGACATGATTAATACATCGCTTTTTTGATATTCTTCTCTCGTCATTCCATATTTCCAACCTTTAAAATCCATATACTCAAGCATATCGCCAGATTCTACGATTTTCATAAAGGTCTCATCATCTGTGTAATAATAATCTACACCTTCTGTTTCTGTTTCTCTTGGAGCTCTTGTTGTATGGCTTACAGCTCCTTTAAAACCTTTTTCTGCAAGTCTTGCTCTAAAATAATCTTTACCTGCTGCGGCCTTGCCTACTAATATAATTTTCATATAGTGTTTAAGTTATCGATGTTTGACTTATCTAAATTATCTAATCTTAATTGTCTAAGCTTTGCTCTTAGACTTTGTATTTCTTTTAAATTGGAAGTATTAGTTTCCCCCGCTAATAATATTTCCATTTCTTTTAAGATTTCTATTTCTATCTTGTTGTATTCAGATTCTTCCATGTTTATTATATACTAAAAAGTTAGTTAGTTTAAAAAATTACAGTTTTATTTCCGTTTAAAAATATTCTCTGTTCACTATGATATTTTATTGCTTTTGATAGTGTGGCTTTTTCAAGGTCTCTACCTATTAACTCCATATCCTTTGGACTTTTTGAGTGATCTATCCTTTCTACCATTTGTTCAATGATTGGACCTTCATCAAGGTCTGCAGTAACATAATGTGCTGTAGCTCCGAGAATCTTAACTCCTCTATCATGTGCTTGATGGTATGGCCTTGCTCCTTTAAAACCTGGTAAAAATGAATGGTGAATATTTATAATCTTGCCTGAATATAATTTACAAAATGTAGGAGATAATATCTGCATATATCTTGCAAGTACAATTAATTCTATATTTCTCTCTTCTAGAATTTCAAATGTAATTTCTTCTTGTTCTTCTTTAGTTTCTTTTGTAATTGGAATGTATCGATACTCTATGCCCATGCCTTCAACAAGTTTTCTCATATCTTCATGGTTTGAAATTACACATTGAATATCTATGTTTAGTTCACCTGCACTCCACTTATATAAAATGTCATGTAAGCAGTGTCCGTATTTAGAAACAAATATTGCTGTCTTTGGTTTATTTTCTACTTCCTTTAAAGACCATGTTGCACCAATGTCATCTGCTACTTTTTGAAATTCAACATGATTAAACTCATTTAGAGATGCTATTTTTGTTAGCATAAAAAAGGTATTAGTATCTTTATCTCCATACTCCTTTAATTCTCTAAAGAAAAATCCAAGTTTTGTAACAATTTCTGAAATTCTAGAAACTATTCCAAAACCATCTTTACATCTTATTTTTAAAATATATTCTTTCACTTAGTAGATAGCGGTTCGTATTTAAAATTTCTTACAACATATTCTGAAGTAGGGTGATTGTTTACATCTACTCCTGCATCAACATGTGCATTTATTTTTACATTCATTGATGTGCCATGATATTCTTTCAATAACTCAGGATCTTTAAGCTCTCTAACTAGTCTATCATTATAAAATATTTTAATCACATCTTCAGTCCATAAACATCCAAATTTATTAAAGTGTTTTGCTGGATTTTTCCAACCTAACCAATGGGTCTTTGGTCCTAAATGATAATTATCAGGTTGTTTTCCACAGTGAAAATTAGTTTCTACTCTCCAAAAACCAAATGGATTAAAAAGATCAAAATGAAAAAAATGTTCTTTGTTTTTTGAATAAGCCTCAAAGACATCAATTTCAGGTGGCCAACTTTCAAATGGACTCATCCAAAATGCAGGCCATAGATTCTTACCTGTTGGTAACTTAGCCTCTATTTCAAAATATCCGTAGCCAAAGCCATCAACGCTTGATACTAAACCTACTCCTATTGGAATTTCAAGTTCTGTTAATTCTGAACTATAATGAAGTGCCTTGCCTTTAAATGTTTTTGGATTCATTTGAGTCTTTAAGATCATTTCGTCCTTTTCATTTATTTCTATTGCGCTTCTATCATAGTAACAATATGTTTTGTCAGGGTGATATGTTCCCCATTTTTCTCTTGGACGCCATTTATATCCGCCCCATTGTATATGTGCCATTTTATTTTTTAAATTTCTTTTTTACTCTTTCTGAAATTGGAATTGCATCTCCCATTTCATCAATTCTTACAAACTTTACATTTGTTTGTAAAATAATATTTTGTTTGCCATTATAAACATTATGGCTTCTGGCTTCTAAATATAAATCTATAGAAGTTGTTCCTATATTATCTATCTTAGCATACATCTTTAAAAGTTGACCTTCCTTTGCTGGCTTTGTGAAAACACATTTATCGATACATTTTGTAACCATTCTTGGAGTATCGCACATTTCTGCTGCATAGCTTGCTGCGGCTGCATCTAACCAAGCCAAGAGTTTCCCTCCAAACAAGTTTCCATGAAAGCCTAAATCTGATTTTTTTATTGGGTGTGTACTAACTAACTGCATTTCTTCTTTGTTTATTTATTTGTTAACAACCATTCAATGTTGTAGTGCATTACTCTATCCAAATAATCTCACCCTCAAAAACATCTTCTATACTCCATTTATCTAATCTATAATAACTACAATCAATAAAATATTTAGGGTTAAAGTAATGTATTACTCTTGCTATAATTTTTTTCATAATATGTTTATTTTATGTTTAACTATTTGAGTACATCGTTCATATTCTTCTTCATTTTCGTAATGTTTTAATATTACATCTCTATCTGTATGGTTAACAGGTAACCAAAACTCATCGCCTAAATCATCATAGTCTATTTCACCCATGTATAATCTATAAGCATTATCATATGATTGGTCTATATTCATTTTTCTTGTTCGTCTACATCTAAAATTTCTGGCTTATCTAAACACTCATTAACTGCAGCGTCTGACATATCTAAAACTTCTCTTAAATAATCTGCTACTTTTCTACAAGTTTCTTGTTGTGCATTCTTAATCATTGTCTCAAGCTGCCCGTCTCTATAACTGTCTCTATAGAAGTCTGCATCTTCAAGCCAATTTATAAAAAGCCTAAGTCTATTTTCTAAATTTTTCATCCTCTTATTTCTTTAAGTTCTTTTTGTACTTTATTCCAATAATGCTGAGTCTTAATTTTCTTAGGGCCTTTAGGACCTCCATTCCAGCATTTTGCAATTACCTCATCACTATCTCCTATGTGATGGAAGTCTCTCCAAATAACAAACATTTCAATAGATTTTTGTCTACTAAAACGATCTTTTCTTTTATAACGAATTTCAGAACCTTGGATTTTCAAGATTCTATTTACTTCTCTAACCATAATTGGACGTATTTGTAGGACGCCAACTGATGGTTCTCCTAGGTGTCTATCTCCTAAAAGATTTGATTTACCTCTGCTTTCAACATTAATTAATGCATGTATCAATGAAGAGTCTGCAACCTCAACAGTGTCTGTTATTTGTATAATTTTTTCATTTTCTTCTAAACAAAATTCTTCTTCTTTAGGTTCATTTGTGGTTGAACCTGCCCAAAATGCAAATGGCACTAAAAGTGCACTGATTCTTGGTACCGATATTGACTGTAAAATCATTCTATTTTTTTTAGTTTACTATGATATTTTAATAATAATTTTCTTGATAGTTGATCTACTGTTCCTTCGTCTATTACTTCTTTAAACAGCTTTTGATGTAGTTCGTGGATTCTTTCTTCTAAATAAAGTTTATGTCTTCTTTGTCTTGATCGAATCTTAAATTTCATTTGTTGTGTTCTAGCTTTATTATTTGATCTTGTAATTGTAAATTCTCTTCTTCAAGGTGTATTACCTCATTAAAAGTTTTCATATATTCTTCTTGTAAATCAAGGTATTGATCTACTATTTCAGCATTTTTAACTTTACATTTTTCGTCTTTTCTATATTCCACATTGGTAATATGTAATAATAAAAATACGATTGTTAAAAATTGTATTATGTTTAATGTTCTACTTTTCATATTATTGTTTTTAAAAATCTCTTGCTTCTTCGTAAACGGCCTTAACAACTGGAAACCTTAATGAATGTTCTCCTTCTTGATTTGTTGTTTCTTCAAAATATTGCACCGTTATGGTTTTGTTTAATATTTTATTTGGGTTTTTAAAAAAGTTTCTTTTTTCTTCAAGACTAAAGCCACTGCCAACTTGTACTTTATTACCTTTATGTTCTATAATAACATTTTTAAGCATCATCTCTTCAACTTCTTTACCTTTTACAATTACTCTATTAATTGCATTTTCAACTCCAACTACAGTGTACTCAGCATCAAACATTTTTTTAACTTTTAAAATGTCTTGACTTCTCTTACCTTTATACAACTCATCTTTTCTCAACATTAAACCTTCCCAACCTTCTTTAGCTGCGATTGCCATTTGTTCTTTTACCATATCCTCACTTGTTGTAAGATATTGTTTTAGATATTTAAGATGTTTTAGCTTTGTGTCAGCAAGAATCATTTCAAGAGATTGTAGTCTAAGAAAAAGTTTTTCTTTTGAAACTTTACTTGCAAAATCTTCTGCGGTAATTATATCAAATGCTTGAAATAATGGATTCTCAATAGTGTGATTTTTTCTTTTAATTTCTTTAATAATTGATTGAAAGTCTTCATTTCCATTTTCATCTACAATACAAATCTCGCCATCCATTACGACGTTTTGTAGGTCTAGCCCTTGTAATTCTTCTTTAACTTTATCTAATGTAAGAAATGGCTTTCCGCTTCTTGAGTAGAGACTTACTTCTCCCCATTCGTTAAAAAATGCAAGACATCTAACTCCATCAAGCTTCCTACTAAGATACCAATCATCTTTTATAAAATCTACTTTCTTTTTAGTTTTATCATCATACGTTGATGCTAATGCGACATCAAATGTTGGAACGCAACCTGGGATAATTTTATTAATCATTGAAGCAGTAGATCTTGTCTTAAGATTTCTGTCTATGATGTTATAAATAAGGTCTGCATATTCTTGATTGTTACTAATATAACCATTAACCTCTGCGAGTGCAGCATGTCCTGTAATTTCTCTATTGTCTAATTTATCTAAAAGTTGAAATATATTATCGTCACAATTAGAGTTCACTAGGTCACTTCTCTTCTTTAAATTTTTTGAAGTAACGTAATATTGTTTAAATGGTGAATATACATACTTGAGCATTCTAGTGACCTCTAGGTCGTTCTTAAACTGCTCTAATACTTTTAACTTGTCTAAGTTTGAATTTGAAGCATTGCTTTGCTCTACAAAGTCTTTTATTTTTTCTAACATAAGATTGTTTTAATAATTTTTTTAATAATAAAACTTGCTATCCAGATAGCAACTAAAGCTATTAAAGCTTGTAATGGACTTGTAATTATAAATAGTAGTACTTTAAAAAATATATTTATAGCTAAATAAATAACGCTTGAGCTTATACAAAACGTTAAAATAATTAATAGAATAAATGTTGTTTTTGACATATTGTTTTAAGTTTTAATTATAATACTAATATAACTATAATCTTTGACCCGTGAAAATTTTGAGGCAACTTTTTTCACTTTTTTTTCACTTTTTTAAAGTTTCTGATATTTGATACAAATTTATAATCATAATTGCCGTATTTGTAATTATGATAGGCATACTGAGAATAAGTAAACCATAAATTGTAAATAAAAAACAACCTATAGTATTGGCTATTCTTAACCATTTTAAATTTCTTATAGTAAATGAAAATATTACTATTGCTGTTGCGACATATCCTAAGATCTCTATCATTTTTTTAATTCCTTTAATCTTGCTGGTATAACAGTTGTAAAGTTGCATGTATCACAACATCTTCCATTATTAACAGGCTCTGCGTTATTACCAAAGCCTGTTATTTTATTATTACATATTGAACACTTTTTCATAATCTTAAAAATCTCCTGGTGCAACTTGCATACATGTTATATCATTTTTTCTCCACATGTTTACAACTTTATCTCTGTCATCAAAGACGCAAACAATGTTGCTTTTATCTGGAAATAAATCATCTAACCAATTTTGTTTAAGTTGATCGTCTGGCTTAAACATCCAATCTTTGCCAGTTGGTCTCATCTTAATTACATGGAAAGGTACTTTATGTTTAACCAACCAACTTTTAGTAGTCAATTGAGTACCTTTACTTCTACCACTAAATATAGCTATCATGTGACCGGACTCTGCAAGTATTTGAGCCATCTTTATCACAGCATGATTTGGCTGATCTAACTTTATATTTGCAGGATCGAAAAATATATCCCAATCTAATTTACCATTTGGCTTAGTCGCAAGCTTTCTTCTTGCATCTATATTCGCTAAGGTTCCATCTAAGTCGAATATTACCCATTTTTGATCTGTCATTTTTTTACGTTTTAAATTTATAATACTAATATAACTATTTTCTTTGACCCGTGAAAATTTTTAGGCATTTATTTTTTAATTATTTTTACGTTTATACTTTTTACAATCAGCTTTACTGCCTTGGAATACAACAGAATCATCTATATTATCAATGACTTGATAAATATCTCTATACTCATATAATGCTACTATATATAAATTCCTTTTCATAACCTTTATTTTATATAAATTTTATTCCTAATTTCTCACAACCTTCTTCAAACTCAACGTGAATTTTATTTATTTCAACATATTCGTCCAAAGTAATAACTGGATTATCTGAATGAAAATTAGAACATAACTCCCAATCATATTGAGATTTACTACTCCAACTTAAACTTAACTTTTCTATATTTTCTTTATTTGCCATAACCTTTATTTTTAATTATAATACTAATATAACTATAATCTTTGACCCGTGAAAATTTTTAGGCAACTTTTTTCAACATTTTTTTAGTTGCATAGTTTAGAATTTTTTTAAGTCTTTCTTCTCTTGTGTTTAGCATAATTCTTTCTCTACCTATCCAATTATAAGTATTGCCTGTTTCTGGACTTTTCCAAGAAGCTGGATAAGTTCTAGTTGGATTTAATTGCCAACAAGTATCTTGTAACAGTCTACTATCTGACATTCTAATATAATATCTTATTTTTCTAACATAACCAGTAGAATATTCTGCTACAGTTTCTCCAGTCTTTAGTCTCCACATTGAAGTACCGTTTTTCTTTTGTGTTTTAGATGAGATATTTTTTGCACCCATTGTTTCTAAAACTTCTTCGTAGATTTTTTCTTTACTTTCCATTATTTTCAAGTGTTAATTTGTGATTAATTAATTTTTTCATTGTTATGGCAGCTCTGTGCACCCAATATCTATTGTGCATCATTTTGGATTCTCCCATATAATCCATCTTGTCATCTAATTGATCTATTATTTTATTCCAGTTCATATTGTTTATTTTTAAATTTTAATTATAGTACTAATATAAACAAAAAAAGCGACCCGTGAAAATCCCGAGGCGCTTTTTTTCAAAAAGTTATTAACAATTATAGACCTAATTCGTTCATTTCATCGATGTCGATACCATGTGTATCAAACCACCATTCTTTATCTTTATCTTGGTGCTTTTCCTTAAGTCTAAGATACCTAAGTTTCGTTTTTTCTTGTCTTTCAACTTCTTTTCTAAAAAACTCATGATCCATATAACCATTATTACTATATAAAATTCTAAGAAGTTTACGCAATACATAACCTTGTTTTTGTGGACCTGGCTTATAACCTGAATCTATAATTTTTAATATAGTGTCTTCGAGTGTCTCATTTGCACTCTTTATCTTTGTACCATTAACTATAGCATCAAGTCGCTCAAGGCCAAACCCGACATCTATAAAGTCTCCTGAGGTGTTTACAATGTTACCTATTTCTATACCATCGTGATAGAATTCTGTACAATATCCTCCCATTTCTCCATCTGTCCAAACACATTCATCATCTAATTTTAAGGGAGTTTTATAAAGGTCATACATCCATTTCCAATTATCAAATTTATCAGAATGAATTGTTGCACAATCAACATGAATGTCAAGTTCTTCTTGTATAAATCCCATCCAAAATTCAACAGCCTTATTAACTGTCATTTCTCCAAAACTAAAAAGACCTAACATGTTAAAATATAAAAGATGACTTCCATCTCCTATCTCATCAATATCTTGTAGTCTTAAACATGATTGAACATTGGCTATTGTTGTACCATCTGGATTTTTAAAACGATCTTTAAATTGCTGCATGCCAGCAGGACAGAAAAGTGTTGTATCATCATAAGGTCTTACATGATTATCCATTTGAAATTGAATTCCATGTCTTTCACAATATGTAATATACTTTTCTAAAACATTCATTATTTACCTTGTCTATTATATGGTTTTTTATAATTTTTAGACTTTTTATTATTAGAAGTTTTTTTAGAGTGTTGACCCTTTCTTCTTCTTTTCATTCCATCTAAATTACCATTTCCTAATGCTTTTACTCTTGACATAATTTATATATTTAACTTATTTTAGTTGCTTTAATTTCTGTATTTTTAATATGTTCATTCAAGGCCTTACCTTGTGACTCAGCCATAGAGAACTTTTCGTAAATTTTAACATCGACATTATCATATTGATACGTTGTTCCTGAATTAAATGTTACTAATAATATCTTATCTTTAAAATTGTATTGTGAACATTTAATTGTACTCGATTCATAAAATGTAGTTTCTGTTGTTTTCATACATTTTATATAGTAAAATGTGGGATTGTTTAAAGTATATTAGATTCTACCTGTACAACAGCATCTCCAGATACAAGAATAGCCTGTAGTCTTTTAATTTCAGCAATAAGAGCTTTATTATCCACAGTAGTTACAGAACCACCGGAAGAACCACCAGATGATGGAGAACCTGTTCCTAATACTGAATCAACTGCATTTCCAACAGCGTCTGCTGCTCTAGATATAAAGCCTTGTTGATTAGCTCTTGCAGTATCTACTGTACCTCCAAAGTCTGCTATCATTAATGCTAGTTTTTCAACAGCTTCTATTAAATCATCACCAAGCGCTTCGATTGCTGCTTCTCCTCCTTGTTCAGAAAGATATGCAAGTGCCTTAAACATATCAGTAGATGCTTCAATTGCTTCAATATTAAAGTTTTGGCTTGCTTCTGCTATTTTTACATAAGATTCTGCTATACTTTCTAAATCTGTTTTAGCATTACTTAAATCTAATTCAGATATTTTTTCAAGGAAAGTTCCCATATATGGGAAACCTGTATAATTTGCTTGTCCCATTTGTTCAACAGCAGCTGCTATTTTTTTCATAGCGTCGCCTACTCCATTTGCTTCAAAATCACTTGCTTCTTCTACGAGATCTTCAATGTCACCTAAGTCATCGTACTTATCCATTATCTTAGTAGAATCAGCAATAAGTTTTATTGCCTTTGCAGTTTTATTAATATGTGTAGGAATAGCTCCTATACATTTAAAAAAGCTTGTTAAATTAGAAATTGCTGCCTGTTCTTTTCCAAATCTTATCATTACATCTATTCCATCTTCTTCATCTTCAAATGCTTCAAATAATTCTTCAATTCCATCTGCAACATTTTCTACTCTATCACCGTCTACCTTTGCTAAATCACTTAAGCTAATTGCAAACTCTCTTAAGAAATTGTTAATTTGTTTAGGTGCGTCTTTTGCATTTTCATTAAAGGTTTTCATACCTTCAACTATGGTTCCAAGGACTGGACCCATATCTTGTGCAATATCTAATCCTCTAGCAGCATCTCCTTGAGTTCTCCAATCTTTGTATGCTTTACCTACATTTGCAAACCCGTCGACTAAAACTTTAACCAAGTTCATTATGTTTTCTCCAACCTTTTTAAGGGCATTTCCTTTAGTTAAGTCTATTACTTTGGTTACTTTATTTGGCTTATTAGGATCTCCATATACATTAAATTTTAAAGTTGACATGTCTTTCATAGCACTTGCAATTCCTCCAAGAGCTCCTCCTAATCCTTGTACCATTGAGATACCTGCAGCTACTGGATCTTTAGTACCCATACTTTTAATAGCTTCCCATAGAGATTGTTCACCTTTACCATATTTTTTACCTATACTTGCAAATGCTCCACTCAAGGTTTCTACCATCATTGCAACATTTGTAGTAATTGCAGTCATGGCTGCACCGTCTAATGTTATAATTTCTTTAACACTACCATCAGGATTATATGTTGGAAATTGTAGTTTTGCCATTTTTGACATTCCATATGCGATGCTACTTAATGCATTACCCATTCCCATTACACTTTGAATTCCTTGATAAACGTTACCTCCTCCAAGTCCAAATAAACCAGCACCTCCATGTTCCTTTCCAATTTTAGCAAATGAATCAGCAAGTGTATTAAGTAATTTATCCATTTGTACTGGGAAAACATCATAATTAATATCTAACCCTTGGAATTTTTGAATTCCCTTTCCTATTGTAACAAGTGCATTACCTGCAACTAACATTGCAGCTGCTCCTATGCCTATTGAAGCAGCTCTAATTGGGTCCCACATAAATGAGTAACCAACGGCTGTCATTAATTTTTCTAAATTAGAAATTTCTCCTCCAAAAAAGCCAGTTTCACCACTAGGTGCTATCATTTTTTTCCATGCGCTACCTTCAAATACCTCTGACATTGTAAGTAAGCCTTCTGCTATTACAACTATTGCAGCACCTGCTAATAACATCGCCGCTGCACCAGCTGCTATCATAAGAGGAACTGGACCTGCACCTGCAGCTGCCATTGCTAAGCCTAAACCAACTATTGTGACTCCAAGCTGTGCTAAGAATTCCCATGGACTATCAAGTCCTTTTATTGCTTGAGAAAATGTATAAACACCAATTGAAATTGCAATTAATGCAAATCCTACTACAAGAAATGCCAATGCTCCTAGTGCAATATTCTTTGCTCTTTTTCCAGCAAAATCAAATGCAAACGATAATACGAGTATTGAAAGCCCTAATGCAAGTGATCCAAGTGTTATTAATATAGATATTGCTCCTATTACACCTAGTATTATCATCGCTGGTAATAATATTATCATAGTTGCTAATATTAAACCTGCTGTTATTATCGCACCTACCCATGTTCTTCTTCTTCTCTTGTCTCCTAATATTTTAAAGGCTCTTGTTAATATTACAATGGTTGGGTAAAATATCAATGCACCTACAAAAGCAACTACTAGAAATGGGGTAGCAATTGTCATTAAAATACCGAATGTTAATATAGCATATGATACTCTTTTAACGTTATCTATTGCAATAGCTAAATTTGATTTTTTACCAAGTACTTCTCTAGAGAACCAACTTAGTGGAGCAGCACCGCTGCTTGCTCCTAAAACATTAAGACCTTGTTTAATTATTACCATTGATAACCAAAATGCCGCAGCACCTATAAGAATCACAGGTGATAGTGCAGCAAACGCGACCAATGCTAACCCTAATTTCAAAATTCCCTCTGCTATAACATGGATTTGATCTTCGATAAATACTCCAAACACATTTGATAAAAAATCACCTGCCATTGCTAGTTTAATTATTCGCATAGTAACAAAGAACGCTAATGCACCAAATAATATAATTGGAGACATTGCTGCAAAAGCAGACATGCTATGTCCAAACCCAACAATAACATCAGCAAGCTTTCCTAGAACTAAGGATCTTGTTAACATCTCTTGTGAATCTTCTTCAGTAAGCTCTTCTATGAATGTTTTCTTTAATTGTATAAAAACTCCAAAAAACTTTTCGACATCTTTTGGTTTAGCAGCCGCTATTATTGCGATGGCTCCTGCCATTCTTTTACTTGCAAGAGCAAGACCTTCAATTGCAGCCAAGGCCTCTTTACTCATCTTACCTCCTGCTACTGCACCACCTGTTACGGTAGCCTCAGTGGCTGTTACTAATTTATCAATTAAATTATATAGGGCACCTCCTGGATTGACTGATTTAGCCATTGAATCCTGTGCTTCATAACTTAATTTTTCAAAAGGTGACTTAAACGCTGCCAATACATTAAATTGTTTTTTTTATATATCTATATTTTAGGCATAGATATATTAGGCATGCTTGGGCCTTTAAAATTCTTGGCCATTGAGTTAGGGTTCATTCCCTTCTTATATTTACTCATCTTTTCTTCTGCCCCTTCTTGTTGTTCTTTCTCAGATTTATTTTTCTTATCTAAATGTTCTTTTAAATTTTGAACATAGTAATAATACTCATAATAATCGAGATTATCTATTTCAGAGGGCTGGAGTCGTAAGTGAATGCCCAGATAAAATTTAGTCTTAAAGAAGTTCTCCAGCGAGATCCGAAATAATGAAAAGACTTTTGATTCCACCTGGGAAGTCGAGAGGGAGCGTTACCGTCTCTCCGTCGACGTCTACTTCCATTTCAGGTTGTGCACCAATTTTCATTTTTTCAGCTAGTCTGTACATAACCATGTATTTCTTTTCATTCCATCCTTGAAATGCAACTTCTTGGTTAAATACTTCTTTTGTATTAAATCCTCTCCAGTCTAATTGAATATATGGTAAGATTTGAATAAATGATTGATCCCATCTTTTCTTTTGTTCTTGTTGTTCCTTAATATATTTAGTAACAGTTTCCATAACACCGACAGATGGAGGTCTCATTAATATTTCACCAGAACTCTTAGTTTGAATTCTAAAACACCTCGCAACGGCATCATAATATTTTTCAATTTCTTCAGGTACTTCAGTTCCAGTAAGATTCCTTGTAGCTAATTCAACATCTTCAGTTACACCATAACTATTTTCAGCCTTTAACATTAATTTATTTTCAGCTTCTGGAAAAGTAAGATCTCTAATTGCTAAAATAACCGCAATTCTGTCTTCTTCTAAAAGATCTTTGTAAGATAATTTTTTACCAGGTGATTCAATTCTAGCGCATGCTTTTACTATTCCATTTAATTTATCTTCAATATCAAAAATATTACCTTCATCCATTGTTGAAAAATGTCTAATTTCAGCAACCTTTGCTGATCTAATAGTTATTTTAGTATCTACTGGATAAAAACGTCCTTTTGAAAAAAGAGTTTCCATGTCCATATCATGATAGCCTAAATGAAAATCAGCCTTATCAGCCTTATCAGGGTTGAATTTAGCCATATTGACTTTGCCTAATCCTTCTTTATTAATAGTATCTTCAATAGGATCAACCGTTTCTACGTTTTCTTTTGTAGATTCTTGAGAAGTATTTTCAAATGCTCCTCCTTCTTGTTCTTTTTTATTTAAGAACTCGTTTAAATCTTTATTGTCTTCACTCATATTGATGTGTTTGTTAGATTATATAATTGTTTTTTATTTTGTTTCAGAATTTTTTTTAATTTCATTTTGTATTAATTCTCTTACAAATGCACTAACAGACTTAGGCCTTTGTTTTTCCTTAATAGCACGACTTAATATAATATGATTAAGTTCTTCAAATTCTGGTTCTGTTAACAGAACTTGTATTTTTTTTATTAATTTGTTTACTATGTAGTCTTCTTTAGACATAATATAATAGTATTATAATATTTTTACCGAGCAAAAAATAGAGAAGACTTACATCTTCTCTAAAATTTTAAACTCTAATTTTTTTAAACTAATTCCTCAGCCCATGTGTTAACTCTCCATGTAACATCTAATGCCTGAGCTTCTGCAGTTTCATAACTTAATTCAGCAGTTGGGTTTAAAGCTGAAGTAATAAAACAATCTTCACATGTGATTTTTCTATAAATATCACCAGCTCTGTTAAATTGTACAATCACTAATGTTCCTACATAGTCTTTCTTAAGACCAGTTTCACCAGTTTCTGGATTGTATGCTAATCTGTACCAGTCTCTCATTGTTTTATATAAGTACATTTGATTTGCCTCGTTTAAGTTTAATGAGAAGTTAACAGTAACATCTAGGAATGAATCAGCTGGTAAACCTGTATAAGATCTAGTTGACCATTTAAATTTTTGATCTACAACTCCTAGTTCTTTATGAAGTTCTAAACCACTAATTGAATTTACATGTTGAATTAATAATTCTTGGCCACCAACGCCTGCTGGAGGAAGAATAGTTACCTCAAACATGTTAGCTAATACTGGTTCGAAATTCTTACCCTTCTTACTAGTTTGATCGTTTGAATAATGTGGTAATGCCATTTTGTTTTTCTTTTATTTTTAATTATATATCTTTAAAATTTCTTTAAAAATTAAGAGGGTATGTTTCAACCCTCTTAATTAATATTCTTTTTAGAAGTTACCTGATGCAATTTCTCCAGTATTTAAGATTGTTGTTCTGTGAACAATAATTTCTAATCCTTTAACTGGTTCAACAAATGTATCTAAGATACCCATGTTATTATCGATAACCTCATTAGTATTATTTGTCTGATCCATTACGTTTTTGTAAGCGTAAACACCTTGATCTGCAAGAACTGATTCCATAAATGAATCTGCAAGAGTTTTAATCTCTAATCTTGTTTGTGCGTTGTTAAATTCAAAAACATAATCTTTAAGAATATCTGCAATACCATTTTCAATGTAAATTAATACTTCTCTTACATGAGCAGAACTTAAAGCTGATTTGATAGACTGCTGTGCAGTTTTATTACCTTTAATTACAAGACCAACTCCTCTTTCGAATACTATTGGGTTATAACCAAATGGTTCTAAGTTATCTCTATCTGATTTATCAAATGGATATTCAGCTCCAATTACGTTAGTGCCTGCAACAACTCCTCTTCTTGGACCTGCAACAATTGACCATGGTAATGAATCTGTAAATTTATCAATATAGTTATTTGATACGTAAGCAGCTGGTGGAACAACTGTTACTTTTCCATTTTCTCTAACATTTAAACCAGGACCATAGTAGAATCCGTAGTTTGCGCCATCAGCTAATGAAGGTAATTGATATGTAGCTGTTGGGTTTTGTGATAAATCACCTCCGTCAGCAACAAATCTTGTTTCAAAACTTCCAGTAAATGCATCTTTAAAAGATGGATCCGTGGACTTTTTAAAATCTTCAACAGTTGGAGCATTTAATATACAAGAAACATTTTGTCTTTCTTTTGCTATTCTTGTAAATTCATTTTTATTTAAAATACCACCTTCATAAGAACCGAATGTGTCTACAATATATCTTAAGTCGATAACATCTCTATCAACTAATGCAGCTTTAACACCTCCACTTGAGAATGCAGTTAAACAATCTTGAATAGATTGATCAGAAATTGCTACTTTATTAAAGTTAAATATTCTATATTCGCTTGCTGTTTTTTCAAAAGATTGAACAGCAACATCGCTTGCTGGATCGAATGCAGCGTCAACTGGTTGTGAACAAGTCACAGTATAAACAGTTGGTGCAGTACCAGTTTGAGAAATTCTAGTTACTTTTGCAAGTTTATTAGAAGCAGCAGCTGGGAAATAATCTCCAACTGATAATGTTAATGCATCGTCATTTGCAGAAGAAAATTGAAATGATGAACCTGTTGCAGTATATACAAAGTCAGTAGCAGAAAAATCAATATCTCTTTCACCTGCAGTTGCAGTATAAGAAAGCATATTATAAGCAGATGTTGAATCGTAATTCTCACCTACTAAGTCAACTTTTCCTTCTTCAACTGCTTCTTCATTAACAGCACAGAATAAACCTGTTCTTCTTGTTTCAGCGTTAATTTGTTGTTCAACGTATAAACCATTTCCTTCTAAATCCGTAAAGGCTGGAATAATTGAACCAGTGTATTGTGCTAATAAACTAACTTGTCTTTCATTAGCAAACTCTACTAATTTATCTTTTAATAAACCTGTTGAAGTGAAATAATCTCCATAAACTGGGTCTAAATCCATTGCAGAAGCTTCGAATTTTCCTTGAAATACTAAAACATCTACCATGTAGTCTGAAATATAATCAAACTCTCCAATTCCATCAGGAATATTTCCTTCACCATACCATTCTCTTGCAGTAACATTAAAAGACTTATCTAAATCTTGTGCTTGTCTTACAACAACTGAAAGGTTGCTTTGACCAATGTTTACTAAATTTAATGCAGTTGATTGAGCAGCTCCTAAATAACCTAATGTTTCTAATACCTCTTGATCAGAAGGGTACATAAACTTATCAGTGTTATGAAATTTTTCAAATTCATCCGTACCTGTAACATTTTGTGCAGTGTCATCAGAACCATCAGTAGCTAATCTAGCATAAGAAGCTAAATCAGAAGAATCAAAATCAGCTAAATTCATAGCTAAAATTGGACCTCTCTTTAATGCTTCTAAACATGATCTGTGGAAGAACATTCCTTTTTTCTCTAATTTTTTGTCGATTCCACCAAAGATTAAAACAAAAGTTTCTGTATCTTCAACGAAAACCGGCGTGTTGTAAGGTCCCTTTCTTGAGTGACCTGCAACTAATCTTATTGTCTCAGCAGATATACTTGATACCTGGGACTTATCAAATTCTAAACGGTAAACTCCCGAAGATTTGAATTGTAATAATTGAGGACTAAGTGCCATAATTTTTATCTATTTTTTTTTAGTTTTTATAATCTATATATCACCCAAAAAACTAGATTATTCTATAATAAGTCGTAAATGTCAAAGTTAAGGTCTCCTTGTTCTTGACTATCCTTATAGAGAGTCATTTCCATATAGTCATGGACTTCTGGATCAATAATATCTAGTAGCTCTTCTACTGAATCTGCATATGCTGTGGTGTTAAAATATTCTGTTGCAATTATACTTGACATTGCAAGATCATCATGTCCCATCTGTGCACCATATTTACCACTTGGTAATGTACCAAAAAGACTTATTTCATTTGCAGTTTCAAATTCAGTTATATTCATTCTGTTAATCTCGTATAATGATTTAAAGTTTTGGCAAAAGATTGGCTTATTATCATTTTTTATTTTAATACCATGTTTAACTCCTCTTGCGTCATGTCTATGTTTAAATCTAAGTACCATCTCTTCATCAAAATCATTTCTTCTTGGAAATACTGTTTGTAAATATTTAAGTAGCACAGAACCATATGTATTAAACTCTATCACCATCTTAACGTTTTCACTATATAAAAGATCTACACTAATAATATAGAGACATTTTGCAAAATCTTCTATTACATGCTCATTTGATCTGAACGTGCCCACCTGATTAAGTTTAAAAAAGTCATACATTGCACCAGGTGTTGCCAGGTGGTCTATCTCTTTATTTGTCATTGGATCGACCCTAAATATATTAATGATTGAGTAGTCACCTCCATTACCTTCAGCAATGTCAACTGATAATAACCAATATTTGTCTCTATCTCCTAGTGTTTCAATGTCAAAACCAGGGTGCCAGTTTAAAAAACCTTTAGTGTCTATTTGTGCATCTGTGAATTCATCTATTTCATGATAGACATATTCTTTCATTTTACTTCTTAGTTTTTTCATAGAACCTGGGTCTAATAACAAATTAGATGAGCTGACAAACTCATTTCCATACTGTCTATTAAATGCTTCTATACTTCCTAAGTTTCCAAGTTCTCTCTTATACCAATCATCGTCTCTATCTGGATGTTGCCACCAATCTATTCTCATTGGGTGATATTCATTATCTCCTCTCTCAGCTGCACTATAAATCTTATAAAATTTGTTAAAGCCATTTGGCGTACTTGTAATAATAATCCTTGAAACATTAGATGCTGAAAGTGTTGGATAAACGTTTTCGTAAAAAGTATCAACTATTGAAGGGTGAATGTGTGCAAACTCATCTAAGAACAAGAGGTGAATTGTAAAACCAATACCTGCCTTTGCAGTCGTACTCTGTCCTACAAGTCTACTTCCATTATCACATTTCACATTCATTACATCATACTTTGTAATTCCTGGCTTCATAAAGAAAGGTAAGTTTTCTATAACAACCTTTGCTTTATCTATAATTTCTTTTGTAGTATCTGATTTATTTGCAAGTAATAATGTATTTTTATCTGTAGAAAAAGTTAAAAACCAAGCATTAAATATAGATGCCATAACTGTCTTACCCATTTGCCTACTCGCAAGACATATATTAAATCTATTTTCTTGAAAATTTCTTAACATATCCTTTTGATAGTCTCTCAATTTTACTTGTTGAATTCCCTCATCAGTAAGAACAACTGCATATTTCTCTGCAAAATAAACAATATCTGCAGCACATCTTGCAAGTTCTTGAATTTCCTCATCAGTATATTCAAAAACAATATTTCCCCTTCTTAAAAATTGTCTACCTTCATAAAACGGCATTTTAACCTGAGGCTTATAACCTTGGTCTAGTGCAACTTCAAGATCTTGGATCTTTTTAGTTGACCACACTAATCGGTCACTACTTGCCTGTTCCGTTTCTTTCGGTATCCAAAAATTATCACTCATTGTCTTCTGTCTCTGCGTCTTCTATATCGGCTTGTTGAATTCCAGCCTGGATTTGGTTCATTAAATCTTTTGTGCCTCTTTGTATATTTGCACTTGAGTTATTACCTCCGACTCTATTAATTTCATCGTCATTTTCTCTCTTCTTATAAAGTTCAATGTCTCTTGCAATTCTCTTTGTACTTTCTTCAGTTGCCATTAAATACATTGTCTGACTTTTAATAATATCTAACATTGATTTTTGCAATGTTGCAAGTACTTCAAACATTCTTGGTGCAAGTTCTCCACCTTCTATAGTTTCTAATAATGTCGTTAGGGCTCTTTCTCCTGCCTTCAATTGATAGACTAACGAACTCATTGTCATTTCGTCCATTTTCTTTTTAGCCATTAAATACTCATCCTTTTCAATAATCTCTGCATCTAAATAAAACTGCATAAGACTTGTGATAGTTTTCTTAGCCTGCCTTTCAGCGCCAGTTTTCATATCACCATAATTAATTGCTGGAGTTGCATTATGAAATTTAGGAACAGGTAAATCTGTTGGGTCTTTTTCTACATCTAAGCTTTCGTTAGGACCTAAGAGTTCTTCTAAATCTCTTTTTATTTCGTCCGCCTGTTCTGAAATTGTTTTCTTTTTCTCTGACATTGTCTATAGTTTTATAGTCTATATATCCTATTATTTATTAGTGCCCACCTTTTGAATTTGTAATGAAGGTATTGCATTATCTATAATAATAGCATTTTGACTATCTCTCACAACATATTGGTGTAATACGTTTACATGCTGTTCATCTTCTATTGTTTTATTAAACATTCTAATATTAGTTAAATTAAACTCTCCTCCTCTAAGACTCCAATTAACATCAGTTTCCCAAACATGTGGAGAAAGAGATTCTAAATTACCTGAATGTGCAAGTTCTAATTCATTTTGACCAGTAGGATCTGTATAAGCTGCTTGATCGTCTAATTTATAAATAAACGTGCTTACTTCTCCATAAGTATTACTAACATTAACTACCATTCCATACCAAGTAGTTAGACTAAATATTGTACTATGGTCGAAAATATATTCTTGTTGATTAATACATATTTTAATATTCATGCTACTTAATTTAATAATCAAACCATTGCCTAAAACATTTGTACCGTCAATTATGTCATAATATGTATCGTTTGCTAAATCAAATGTTTTTGTTGGATTAAACCAAAATGTAAATGATCTATTCTCATCCATTTTTAAAGTTGACATTGCCTCATATACAACAGCAGGTGCCTGAAACTCATCATTTAATATAGTTGATAAGTCATAATAGTTTCTTGTAATAACAGTCCATCTATTTTTTAAATTAATATCATTTAATGTGAGATCTTTATGTACAAATTTCCTAACGCCGTCTTGTGCTCTATGATGAGTAGTTTGATATTGGAGAGGTTTTGTAACTTTATCAAATTCTTCTCTAATTTCCTCACCAAATACTTCTTCAACTCCTTTTACTAAATCTGTAAGATCTTCTTCAAATCCTTCTTTATTTGTTGAAGTTCTGTTTTCATATTTTTTCAACATTACTTTAAAATATGTAAGCTCTCTATTAAATTCATCTGCTAATGCGACTGAATTAACCTCATACATTCTATTGTTGAAAGGAAAATATAAATAATCTCTACTACGTGGACTTTTATTTTCTCCAAAATGTTTTCTAAACTCTTCACCAACTATATGAATTTCAAAGTCTTCAAATCCCATTCCAAAAATATCAAATGTATTTTGTTCTGTTGGGAATTCATTGTCAGGTACCATTACTTTAATGCTTTCCTTTTCAATAACATCATATAGTGAATATTCTTTTAAAATAACATCTTTACTTCTTACGTTTGGTTCTACTCTATAATAAGTTACATTATGACCGTAAACACTATTTGCAAGATTTGAAAGACTCTTATAAAGATGTGCTGGTTTTTGTAAACCATAAGGCTGATATAAATTAGCGGCATCACATTCTACTATTATATTTGCGCAACCGTCTAACTCAAAAGGTTCACAATCAACACAAGTCTGTGGGCATTCTTCAATAGTTCCATCCTCATACTGAACAGTGTACACTATACTTAAAATTGCTAATTCATGTAGAGGCTGTATATTTTCAACAGTTGCTCTAATTTCTAACCAAAGAGGTTGAGTTGGATCAAAGTCTATTGATAATAATTCTCCAACAAGTGTTCCCTTTGTTAATGGATGCCATTGAGTGTGTTCTCCTCCTCCATCTATTGTGGTATTTTGACTCCATCTATATTCATAACTAAAATAATTCCATTGATTCGTCTTTACATAAAAAGTGACATTAATTAAATCAACATCTGCTGGCGCCTGTAAAACTAAAGTCTCTTCATCTGGTGTATTATCTACAACAAATTCATATCCTCCAGCAAACACAATGTCTCCGTTATTTAAGTCTAAATTTGTACCAATACCTGTGACTGTATCGCTGCCATTCGTAAATGTTAATTTCCCAACGGTAAACTCGTTAGAAAAACCTGCCTTAACTTCCCAATCTAATATTCTATCAACTTTTAAATAAGGATTTAAAAGCTTAGCAATAATTTTATCACCTACTTCAGTTGCTATGTAGTCTGTAACCATGTTTTATTTATCTGATTTTTAAAATTGATCCTCATCACCAGAGACTCCTTCTTTTCTACTAAACTTTTCAACAGTAGCAAAACCTAAACCAGCTCCAGCTAGCCATAGCATACCTTCAAACATATATTCCTTTAATGGAATTTCTACAAATATGTTAGCTATAAAAGCTGCTGAAATTAAAACAAAAGAAATTAAAGTAATTAATCTCTTAGAAGATGGTTGACCATCAACGTCCATTAATATTTTTTCTAAATAAGATTTCTTTTTTTCCATATAGCAAGTCTTCTTTTTGCTATATATCTTCCAAATAGTCGGTAATTATCAGTGCTTCTGGATTGTCATCATAAAATTGATCAAATTCTCTTAACATTCTATCACATACGTTTTTTACATTTTGATCGTCGGATTCTCTAAGTTTTTCAAGTCTATCTATAAGGGATTTTAATTTTACTAAAGAATAGTTTAGGTTTTTTATACAGCCTATTTCCTTTAAAACATAATTAACAAATTCCATATCTTTTTCTTTAAAAAAATCAAAAGTTCTATAACTTCCTCTAATTGTCTTAAAAGAAAAACTCAATGTTTTTTCTCCGGTTTCTGCATTTGCAAGTATTCTAGAGTATTTGCTGTTTTTTGAAAATGAAATTTGAAACCATCTTAAATTAGGCATTTCATCCATTATCTTTTTTAAAAAGTAAATCGTATCTGCGTGTATATGTAATTCATTTTGTGGAATTAGTGATATTTTATCTAAATCTTTTTTAAAATACTTATATAATAAAAAAAATACATCTTTTTTTCTAACTAATATTGTATCATTATGTGGCTTTATTAAACAATTTTCTAATATTAATGTGTATAATTTGTTGTCTTTATAATTATACTTATAAAGAGTAATGCTTAGTACTTCTGGAAATAGATAAACTTTATCCATAAACCTTAATTTGATTTTCTAATTTTTTAAGATCAGAATAAAATTGTTCTTTATTAAATGATTTTAATTCTTCAACCTCTCTTTTTCCTATTTCATTTTTTTCCATATAAAATCTCAATACTTCCTCAGAGGGCTGATACTTTTCTTTAACGTTTTTCTTTGAGCTTTTTGTTTTAGTATATATCCAACCTGGTACTCTATTGAATCTACTTGCAACCATTTGCCAACAATCAATTACCTTACTTCCATTAATACCATTAAAATTAAATAACTGTGCATTTCCTGGATAGTGTATAGACATAAACCGATTAATCATAAAATGATGTCTTTTTTTAGAAGACTCTTTTATTTTTGCATAACTATCTCTCTTTGTAAACATTATTTTTACAAAGTCAAAAAGTTTAGTTTCGTCTAACATATTAAAATAATTTATTGTTTGTCTTTTTTCCTACTAGTTTTAACTTCTTTGGTCGTTTTGTTTCAGTAGGAATATTAGAAAATGCATCATACTGCTTTGGTACTTTATTTATTTTTAACCAATCTGTACCTTCTAATATTTTTTCTTTATTTATAAGTTGTGATAAATCTGTTCCTTCTAGTACTTTTAATTCTGTTTCTACACTTTTGTATATTTCGTTTTGAATAGCATCTGGTATTACTTTAGTATGTAGCATCATTAATACCATGTTTTGTGAAATATTATTTTTAATTATTTGTTTAGAAGATTTACCTATAACTCTATAAACTATATCTGCTAGATTTTCTACTTCATTTTTATTAAATAATTGATCTATAACAAACTGATCATTTTCTTTAGTATATTGTTCAAATATTTTATCTGCTATTTTATCTGTAATTGAATATGTTCTAAGTTTGCCGCCTTTCATTTCCTTTTGCCATAAAGCAACAGATGGAATATTATCCGATTTATCTCCTATTAATATTTTTTTAAACATAAATTCATCGCAATTAACTTCTGTTAATTTTATTTTATTATTTTGAATCCATGTTTTTATTGCTTCTTTATATTCTTCTTTAAAGCCGCTGTATTGTGATAAGTTAAATAATAAATCTTCTTTATTTTCTATTTCAGAAGTATTTAATACATCTATAAAATCTTTAAATCCATATAGACTTTTTTGAGTTGGTGAATACCATAATGAATATGAATCATTTGCCTTTGAATAATTAACAAGTTGAATAAGGTCTCTATCGCCAGTCCATATAATACAATTTCTACCTTTGTTAATTAATAATGTTGACCATCCAAATAAAACATCATCTGCTTCTGCACCTTCTATCTTATGTACTACTACACCGTGTTTTTGTAAAATATTTTGAAATTCTTCATAAATATGATATACTGCATCCCAATTTATAGAACTATCTGTTTTTCTAGTCCCTTTATATTCTGCACTTGGAAATAAATCTTTACGCCAGCTTCTTGCATCCACTGCAACAACAACTTTATCTATAAAACCTCGCATTTTTCTAACTTCAGATGCAAGATCAATTGCAAGTTTTCTCATTAGTGAAGCACGAGATGCTTCATCTTCTAACATTACACCATTCTTTGGTCTTGGCAAAACAAAGAGACGACTATGTAAAAAATAGTTACCGTCAATAAGTAATGTATGTCCGCCTTTTCTCATCATAATTTTAGTTTTTTCTAATTATTTCTTGTGCCTTATACACAAGTGAAAGCATTGTGATAACAGGGTCAATAACATGTAGTCTTTGTGCTTGATGTTTTGCTACTTCTACTACAATTTCAGGAATATGTTTTACACTTTGTGCTTTTTCCTGTTGGATGTATTCGATGAAGTCTTCACCTAA